TTACAACACCTTCAAGAAACTTACCATTCTTCATGGTGATTTCTGTCCATAGTTTATTAGTCATTAGTTAGACACCTTCCATTCTGACCACTTAGAATAAATATTATCAGCGTCAGCCCAACGCTCAATATTTTGTTCACACTCCATGCAGAATGTGAATTGTTCATCAAATACCATTCCATAGATTGTAGAGATGGCAGAAGCCTTAGCAATGTGCTTGTCGCACTGTGTAATTGTTGTAGTCATATTGACCACCTTTCTAGTTTGATAACCTTTATCAACTTTCTATATGTATATACTAACACCTACCACTGACAAATGGAAGCGGACATTATGGAATAAATCGGACATTCTAGACATGTGATATAGACCACATTTTTCAGGGGATCTAGAGGGCTAGTCGTAGTACTTATCCACAGAGTTATCCACAGGACTCGGGTGCCGTGTGGTGTACATCACATGCGACACGCCGTGTTAGGACTTGACTTTTAGAGGGTAGTGTGCTAGTATTCTACTATAAGAATTAAATAGTGCTTAGGAAATACCCCCTAAAATGTGATGCGAAACACACCCCCAAATGCTTGACTTTTGGCAAGATGTGTGCTAGTATTACTACTATAAAATTAAATAAGAAATCCTAGTGAGCCTCTGAGCCTACCAAATAAACCGCATAGCGGGTGAGCGTAGCAAATAAGAGCAAATAACCTAGGTCAAGGAAAACAGTTAGCAAAGTGCTAACAGTATTAAAAGAAAGGAAGTCCAAAATGACTTCACTATATAACCACATTGAGATAGGTGACACTATCACATTCCCTACATCTATGAACCTTGTTAAGTCAGGCGTAGTAGAGTCACTACGAAAGTGGAACGGTACTGCAATGCAGGTACGTTGCACTAACGGTGCTAAGTTTGAGATTAGTCGCTATAAGACTGATTATGTCCTAACAGTAGAGGAATCTAACTAATGAACATTGACACACTAGACTTTATCTATAAGGCTTCAATAGTAGCCATGTCCCTATTAACAATTTACGGAATTTATATCACTAAGAAAGCGGGTAAATAAATGATTATCGCAATTACCTTTACAATTCTATGCATACTTTTTGCTTATGGGATGGGAGCTAACTAAATGAAGTGCAAGTCTTTTCACTGTGAATCAACAGAACTAGTCTACTCAGGTGTAGACGCTTTTCTACTAGGCGTAGAAACAGAAACTTGGTGCTATGACTGCGCTAACTTTATTTCAAAACAGAATAACGCTCAAGAAGAGCCTGCCGATACATTCACCACACTAACTACATCTTGTTAAGGAGATTAAATTGAAAATTACACTAACATCTATGCAGGGTAACACTCGCAACATTAACCTCGCTACTAAGCAAGAGGTTTATGACTTCATTGAATTGTTTAAGTCAACGCTACAACCTAACCAGCGTGTTAAGGTTACTTGCGATGTGTTGTCTATTGACGGATATTTACAAGGTCAAAAAATCTAGAACACAAGGCGGGGGTACTACCCTCCCTTTTCCTAGATCTTGAGGCGGGGGTAGTACTCACAGTTTCGTGCTCACTATATTTTTCTATTTTCTTATTCAAAACTATGCATCGTACATTTGGCAAAAATATTCAGATTTTCTCAAAAGTGGTTTTTAAATAATTTTTCAGATTTTGCGGTATACTAGATACATGGAAATAGCCGAATTCAATAAAATGCAGGGTACAAACTCAGAAAACCTTACAGTCAAACTATTTACAGAAATATGCTGTAATGGATGTATGTGTACAAGCTCATCTGATCATAAAACAGAATCAAGCTGTCTTTGTGGCAATGAGGTTTGTAACTGCTAAACCCTATCCCATTTACCTATAGGGCATCTGGCATTAGCTAATTCGGTTTTAAGCTTCATGAAGCATTGACATTTCTTGCAACGGGATCCATTCTTCTTAAAGAATTCACAGGTTTGACACAATTTTAAGCGGGACTCAATGACAGCTTCGCTGGCTCTAGGCGAAGAAGGCTTAAGCCAATCAGTAAAAGACACATCTTCACTCATATAACAATCCTCTCTGGTTCGCCTATTAGCGACTTATCCACGGTAGTCCACAATTGATGAGACATGCTGGGACTAATCTTAGCATGTAATCCTGGCACGTCATAGACATACTTAAAACCACCCTTCTTAGACTCTCTGATGCCCCATTCGCCAGAGTAATCAAGCTTTGAGGACTCAAATACGAATAGGTAGTAAACCTTCTCATCTTGCTTTCCTGGGATTGTTTTCCAGTCTTCTTCAGCTTTAGCCAGACATATGTAATAATCGGCATGTGTTGAGTTTATGCTTTCTACCATAGCTTCTAATGAGCCATGTTTTCCTAATCTGCTCCCCGAAAATTTAAGGGTTCCGTGCTTTGGATCATATACCCCAGACTTAATGGAGAAAGAGTGACCGTCTACTAGAGATAGATCCTTTGACACGGCATGTGATCTATTGGGCTGCCAATCGTTGTCAAGTCCATTATCTTTTAAGGTTTCGGCGATAAGCTCTTCTAGAAACTCAGATATTGCAGGTAGACGATATAGCATGTGATGAACTCGTAGCTTTGCCACAAGGAATAACTTTAATATGTCTCTAATCTTATCTACCATTGTTCAATTGTAGCGTAAAGGTTTTTCTATGTCAATCTATAACGTTTTGTTACCAATATTGTACATATTTGCATTCTTAATGCAGGGTTTGTACATAGGGGGTTTGGTAACCTCTATATCGGCGGCGACTTAAAAGCGGCTTTTGCCTACGGCGGAACTTTAAGACTGTTTATCCTATAATTGTAGTATAATTGCAGTATGACCCAGCACTCAATAACCACATTAAGTAACACTACCGCCACTCGCTTGACTCCAATCGGAATGCATAGCGGAATGGATATAACTCTTCAAAATGTAAATGAAACAGCTTTTGTATTTATTGGTGGTGAAGGCGTTACAACAACAGATTACGGATATCGCATTTCTCCAAATAATGCAATAGCTTTTGAGTTAGCAGAAAAAGACGCACTGTATGCAATATCTGATGTTAATGGATCAAATCTTGCCATGATCAAGGTTGGACTTGAAGGATAATGGCACGTTTTACTAGCCCAGATGCAAACGGTGCTCCAGGTCCTATGGGGCCAACTGGACCAGCAGGTGCAGATGGAGTTTCTCCAGACCTTTCATCTTATGCGGGAGACATTCTTCCAGCAGCAGATAACACATATGTTCTAGGTAACTCAGATAATAGATGGAGGTCTATCTCTATCGGTGAAGGAACTATTTTTATTACTGACGCTACCCTGGGAACAGAAGCAGGTATTACTATTGATAATGGAGTTTTCCTTATTGATGGAATTGCACAAGCACAGTTGCCAGACCTGGCTGTTACTAATTTAACCTTTTCTGACAACACAGTTCAAACTACAGCTGCAACTCTTCCACAAGGATTAGCAACAACAAATAGCCCAACATTTAATAAGGTTATACTTACAAGCAATGGTGCTACAGATAATATTAAAATTGGCGACGATGCCTATATTGGTGATGGCAATGTTGCCAACAGTATTGTAATTAAAGGTCAGCAAAATGCAACACAAGGCGGTGTTGTTTTGGGTAGTGGAAAAACTGAGACAATCTCAACAGATGGAACTAATTTAAGTGTTGAAGCAGACAATGATATTATTCTTTATCCAGGAAGTTCATATGCTTATCTTGGCACACCGACTGTAGGTGGAGAAACAAGAATTGCTACACGTGGTTATGTGGATGCTCTTGGAACAACTACATCATCTTATACCCCTAGCTGGACTGGAACTGGACTAGCATATACTGGTACTCCAGCAGTTGGCTCATATGTAAAGATTGGCAACTTGGTTACTTTTCATATTCAAGTTACTTTAACCAATGTTTCTAACTTTGGGTCAGGGCAGTATTCTATTACACTTCCTTTTGCTCCAATTGGAGACTATGCATTCAGAGATGGTGGAATTCACGCAGCAGGAAATCATTATACTGTTATGGCTGATGCTGAGGCTGGAAGTACTACTATGGATCTTTGGTATATTGCTGGTACTGGACAAGATATGCCAATGGACCACAATAGTCCACATACACTTACAACTACAAATAAGTTTTATATTAACGGTACTTACATAAGTGCTTAGTAGTCTTAAATAATGATATAATCATCTTATTATGTCAGCACAAGATTGGGCAGGTTTTATACTCACACTATTGTCAATATCTGGCATAGTACTTGGTGGTATTCGCTGGTATATTAAAACACAGGTGGATCCAATCATAGAAGCAGTAGAAGATATCCGTAAAGAAACCAAGACCAACGGTGGATCTTCACTAAGAGACGAAATTAAATTTATCAAAAAAGATAGCGAAGAGGCTAAACAGGTTCGCCAAGAACAAAAAGAAAAAATGGATCACTTATATGATCTATTTGTTGAATATATTTCTCGTACTAAATAGTTAACGTGTACCGTTCTCTTTTACAAACTCATGAATTTTATAAAATTTATTATCATTAGGATATTTTCTTATCATTATGTCTGTTACCCCAGAAGCTTCTAACTCTTTTACTTGTTCCAATATAGACTCTTTTGTTCCATAAAATGTTCTGCTTTTTTTATCAGGTGTTAGGCTTTGAGCTGCTTGCTCTGCTTCTTCATAAGTATCACGAATTAAAAAATTAACCATGCACATTTTTTTGACATTTAGATTAACTCTTTCCCTGTCTCTATTGTATAGTTCTACAGTAAAAACACTGTAATCGGCATACTTATTTGCAAGATCTAATGATTTATCTCCAATTCCAGCAACAACAAGTTCTGGTATTTTTTTTATAGAGGTAACCTTTTCTAGCCATTTGTCTGCATAGTCTATTCTTTTTTCTACAGTATCTATTAATTCTGAAATGTATAAAGAATTTTCAGTTACATTCTCGTCATTTAATAATCTTCCAGGTACGATATTGAACATTATTCTATCTTTACATATTTCCTCAAAAGCATCATACATCATTACAAAGTATTCTGGACTTACTGAGTATGGCCTTACAGCAATCATATGCTTAATTTTTTGTGATTTATCTACAACACGAGCAGCTTTTATCCAGTTAGCAGATTGTTGTGAGTGATATACATAAAGAACAGAGTAATAACCATTTCTCTCTAGTTGTATTAAAAGTCTTTTTAACGATTCTATTTCTAAAGATTCAAAAACTGACATCCAATGGTATCTCATAGTATTTAAGTATATACTATATATAAGATATCTTAAAAACCTTACTAGTTAGTTATTCTTTTCTTTTCTTATATATTTAAAAGTATACACCACCAGTGCTCTGGCTTATTGGTATAAAACGGACATTTAGGATATTAGTAATTATAACAATTTGATAACTATTAAATATACCCTGGATTTTACGCTTAAAAATAGTTTATATCTTTTTGTTATATTCTGGTTATTTCAATATATGAGACGATGATTAATAGTAAGTTTATAAACGAATGTTATAATTAAGCTGGATTGGCTCCTAGGTTGCTCTCTAACCCACCCCACTGCCCCTAGGAGTCAATTCTTTTATTATGGTATAATCAATCATATGTGCTCACCTACGATAGAAAAATTTGGAGCTACTCCAGCAAATATTCAATGGACAGTTGTTCGTGGGGACTCAGCATCTTTTACGGTTGATTTTCTTGAAAATGATGAAGTAACTGCTTTTGATACAGATGGATGGACATACTCAGCAACAGCATATGATCCAACCTCAGATGTTCTTGATGAGCTTACAGTAACCGTAAGTAACGGGGTAGTTACAGTAACAGCTCCAGCAGATCTAACTGCAAACTGGGGAACAAAATATAAAACAGTAGTCTCAGAGCTTTCTTTTGATCTTCAGGCAGTAATTCCAGATGGTGACTCCACGATAACCTGGACACCAGTAATTGGAACAATTTGTGTTCTTGGAGATGTAACCCCTGGTGGAAGCTTATGATAATTAAAATTAAAGATACTAATTCTAAGTTGCCCCCACTAATTAAAATTAATGGGACAATATTTAAAGTAAAGAAGTAATTTGATGGCTATATCCAAAAGTATGGATTCGCCATTTAAAAAATCTAACTACGCATCAAAAGTAGAAGAGTCACAGACACAGAGTGAGAATACCCTTACATTTTTGCCAGTACCTGGACCACAAGGAGAGCGAGGTCCAAAAGGGGACACTGGGGAAAAGGGCGACCAGGGCGTACAGGGGCCAAAAGGGGAGAAGGGCGACCCTGGCAAAGATGGTAAAGACGGCAAAAATGGTCAAAACGGAAAAAGTGTTTTATCTCCATCAGAGCAAATGCTAGGTTGGGGATATTATGAATCAAAAATACAAAAGCAAACAAGGACTGGGATTGATCAAGGAGACGATGGCTGGGTAAGCCTTATGCTTCATGATTTATCTGAAAGAACAAACGAGGAGTTCCTTCCAATAGGAAATGTATCTCTTTGGAATAATACAACAAAAAGGTTAAACCTCAAAACACTAAAAGTTGGATCAACTATAACAATTTGTTATAATCTTACATTGACCACGTACACTACAAATACTGAGGTGTGGTTTAAAACTTTTGTGGGGGATGAGTCAATATCCCCAATTAGCTATATAGGTAATTTAAAGTATCAGTATGACTATGACCTCACAGTGGAACAAAGAATATTTATCAAAGACAATCAAATAAAGATTTTTGGGGCAATACCTCAAATAAGAACAGATAACTCTTGCGAAGCTATTCTTAAGTCAATGTTTATCTCTGTTGGATAAAAAAAATACCCCCACATATAGTGAGGGTATTTCTTTGTTTAATTTACTAAAGTTTAAATGGGAACTTATTCATCCACATCTTTGTCTTAGCTGTGATCCCATGCCAGGCGGACCAATTCTTACCGCCGTTACTCATATGGTATGCAATTTTTGCATTAATGACTGGATTCAAAAGATCTGAGTTTGTGTCAAGATTAAACTTAGCACGACGCTCTGGACCCAAATCACGAATCATGTTAATCTGAAATAGTCCATAGGAACTATCTCCTGTCTTTGTATTTCCGTTAAATCTAATTGGCTGCCCATTAGACTCTTTTTTGGCTACAGCCCAAGCCTCTTTCAAGTCATGACCTTTAAAGCCAACTGCCTTCAAAAGAATATAAAGATCCTTGTCAGAAAGCGATCCTGCATTTTCGTACTTGTTTAATATTTGTGCCTTAGAAACCAAAAAAACCGCTTTGTGGGCGGTATCTAATTTCTGAACGGCATTCTGTTTTAGTAAATTATTCTTGGTCGTAGCATTTGCATTATTTGCAAATACAGCAGACACTACCACCATTAACAATACCCCAAACCACGCTTTAGTTTCTCTCATAGTTTTTACCTCCTAAGAAACGAATGAGACCCGTTTAGGTCTCAAATTAAGTATAGCATGTTTATACTACTCAGTACAAGTCAATGTCCGATTTGTCCCATTAATATATATAACATTCTTATAACAAAATGTTATGTTAGTTATTGTGATATAATAAAATCACTATGGCTATATACAGAGGACAAGAAGTTAAAAGCGAGTACGATGTTGGATTAAAGCCTCCATTGGTACGATGGACTGTTGTAAAAGGTGACACAGTATCATTTAGAGTTTATACAACAGACGATAATAAAGATCCCCTAATTATTGAAGACTGGAATATTCTTTGTGAGTTCCGTCGCCCAGATACAGCAAATAATATAGCTCAAGACTCAGCTGGAACAATCTTTACGATTACCCCTTCGGCATCAGAGCTAGACGGACCTGGAGAGTTTACAGTTAGTTTAACGGCTGATCAAACGGATCAACTGAGAACTGGTGATGTTTTTGATGTTGAGCTTTCTGATGCAGATAGAGTTTGGACAGTTTGCCAGGGACAGATGATAGTCATTGAGGACGTAACTGACTAATGGCAACAGCTGTAATTATTGATGATTACAGAAATAAAGTTGCAATACCAAAAACAGTAAATCATCCAATATCTCAAATTAAAGAAAACACAAAAAAGACAACAGTTAAAAGTGTTCTTCCTTTTAGGGTTAGATTTACTACCATTGGGATTGAAGGATATTCAAGTTCAAACCCACCAGGAATTGGATTGCAGGTTATTGGCTTTTCCAACTGGATTATTTAGTTTTATAATTAATTATGCTATAATACATTTATGGCTAGAATATCCCTCTCAAATGTAAAAAGTTTATTTCAAACTGGAGATAGACCATCTCAAACTGACTACGAAGATCTCATTGACAGTACATCTGCTCAAGCAACAGATCTTGGTACAGTAGGAAATAACGAAAACACAATTAGCGGCATTGAAAATGCAACCGTTATTGATAATTTTGATGCGACGGTATGGAGAATGGTAAAGTACATCATCTCCATAAAAAAGACTTCTGCTGGTGATAATAAATATTACGCCACAGAGATGACAATACTAGTTGATGGATCAAACGTATCTGTCAGCGAATATGGAACAATAGACAACGATGGGAATATTGGCACCATTAGCGTCTCCAGGGTTAGTAACACAGTTGCCCTCACTGTGACACCACTACAAGGAATAACCCCTATAACTGTACGTTACGCACGTATGGGCTTGAAGGCATAGACTAAGGAGATAATAAATGGCAACAGTAAATAAAGACTTTAAAGTAAAAAATGGTTTAGTCGTTGAAGGTACAACAGGTACAATCAATAGTTATAACATTCTTACAGAGTCACAAGACTCACAAGACTTCATCATTGATATCATTGGTGGAGAAACACTCATCACATCTGTCAACTCAACACAGCTTGAGGTTGTAGAGGGAGAGCTTTCTGTCAAGTCTGGTGTATTTGATGCAGCAGGTGCAGCCTCAACAGCAGAATCAAATGCTAATGACTATACAGATACAGCGCTAGAAGATTACACACCAACAACATCACTTGAAACAACACTAGATGGATATGGTTATCTTAAGTCTGATGATCTACCAACAATGTATTCAGATTCAGATGTTGATGCACACCTTTCAGGTACAAATGGGATTACATATTCATCAGGAACAATCTCTGCAAATGTTGGAAACGGCATTACAACTGAAAACATTAATGCTGTTCCACACATTGTTGTAGACCGTACAACAGTAGACGCATGGTACGATGCAGCAGGTGCAGCAGGAGGTGTAGCAACAGATCTTTCAACACACGAAGGTCTGACTTCAGGCGTACATGGTACAACTGGTTCAGTAGTTGGTACATCAGATTCACAGACACTTTCAAACAAGACAATTGATGCAGAACTTTCCTTTGGAACAGATGGTTCTTCTATTGAAGATTCTGCAGGTAGTTTAACAGTATATGCAGGCGATCATCTTTACCTAACTTCAAATGGTGGAGACATTGTTCTTGATGCAGATGGAACCGTTTATATTGGCTCTTCATCAGCAGGAAATGAAGTAGCAACTCACGCATACGTAGATGCAACAGCACAAGGTCTTGATGTTAAGGCTTTTTTAAAAGGCGCAAGAAGTTCAGATCTACCGCTTAATGGCTCATACGAAGAAATTCCGTTTGATGGAGGATCTTCAGCCACTGTTGGAGATAGAATTCTTCTTACAGGACAGTCAACTGCATAAGAAAATGGTATTTATGTAGTTGTTGCTTCAGATCCATTTGGATATGTTCTTGAACGTGCAGCAGATGCAATTCCAAATGATACTCTTACTAAGGGCGCATTCACATTTGTTGAAGGTGGAACAAGCGCTGGTAAGGGATTTGTGGTTTCTGCAATCTCAGGTAGTGGCGCAATTACTTGGACACAGTTCTCTGAGACAGGTAACTACATCACTTCTGTTGGTTCAAACCTTGATGTAACAGGTGGAAACCTCACAGTTGATCTTTCTTCTAAGCAAGATTCATTAACTGCAGGAACAAACATTGATATTACATCAAATACAATCTCTGTAACTGGTCTTGATACTGATGATGTTTCTGAAGGAGATAATCTATACTTCACACAGGCTCGTGCCCGTGAGTCACTGTCTGCAGGAAATGCAATCAGTTATAACAATACATCAGGTGAAATTGCAGTAGATGCATCACAACTTGATACAGATGATATTTCTGAAGGTGCTACAAACCAGTACTTTACACAAACTCGTGCCCGTGACTCATTCTCTGAGGGAACTGGTATTAATATCTCAACTGGTGAAATCTCTGTGGATATTACAGCGTTTGATTCGGATGATATTTCTGAAGGTACAACCAACCAGTACTTCACAGATGCTCGTGCTAAGTCTTCAGCAATGGATTTACTCGTTAACTCACAACAGTCTAACATCTCAATTACTGAGGGTGCTGGAGGACTACTCTACATTGAAGCAGAAAACGGTGTAGATGATTCTACAACTGATGATCTTGCTGAGGGTGAAGATAATCTTTACTTCACAAACACTCGTGTAATTGATGCGGTAGATAATGCAGATATTACTCCAAACTCAGTACAGATTGATACATTCCGTAAGGAAGTTGCAACACATCAAGTAGTTGCATCTGCTTCAACTGTAGATGTGCATTACTTACCTGCCCCATATGAGTCAGCAAAGTATCTTGTTCGTGTAGTTGGAACTGTTGGTGGAACAAAGCACTCACAGATTTCAGAGATCCTTATGACAACTGATGGCAATTTCAATATTGCAATCACTGAATATGGAACAATCTATACATCAGAGTCACCTCTCGCAACATTCTCAGCAGGAGCAAATGGCCCAAGCCTTGAGGCAACTCTTACTGCAACAACAGCAGTAGCAGGCTGTGAGATTATTGCAGCAGCAACAATGCTCTCTTGGGATAACTAATTAACTAAAGGTTGGGGGGATCCTTTCAAAATCCCCCACTAAAAGTAAAAGGAGAAACTGAGTGGCAACGATTGACAAAGACTTTAAAGTAAAGAATGGGCTTGTCGTTGCCCTTGGTGGATCTTTTGGCGGGGCAGTTGAAGTAGGAACACCTACTGAAAATGCTCATGCAGCAACAAAAGAATATGTAGATGGTAAGTTTACATCAGTAGTAATTCCAACAGAGGCTACCACCCCAGAAAACCCTGTTGATGGACAATTTTATTTTGATACAGTAACCCGTCACCTATCAGTATACTCATCTGATGCAGGTGAATGGATTATGATTGCAACATTTGAAGATACGTATAATCTTAGACAGCACATCCACGATACATCAATTGATGGAAATGGTCTTATTGTTACCGTTTTCCAGGATGCTGGGTATTACGATGCTATCTTTTCAGTAACAGTTGACGGTGGTCTTTACAGTATAACTACTGTAGATGGAACATTTGATGGTGGAAATCCTACGGATCCATTCAACTAATTATCTGATATAATACTATAAGACACCACAGGAGGAATAATGTCAACAAGAATGCAACAGCGTAGAGGTACTGCAGCGCAGTGGATATCTACAAACTCAGGCAACGGTCCTATCCTTGCTGCTGGTGAAATTGGCTTTGAGTCAGACACCAATAAGTTTAAGATTGGTGATGGAATTAATCATTGGGTAGACTTAGTATACTTTACAGACGCTGAGTCTGCTATTTCTGGAATCACTGATTTAATTGATGGTGCTCCATCAGCACTAAACACTCTTAATGAGCTTGCTGCAGCCCTTGGTGATGATGCAAATTATGCATCAACAGTAACAACAGCATTAAATGCAAAAGCTCCTAAAAATAACCCCACATTTACAGGAACAGTAGATGTTAGTGGGGCACAGATTACTGGCGTTGCAAACCCAACAGGAGATACTGATGCGGTTAACAAGGCTTACATGATTACTACTGGTAATTCAGGAATTTCTGCACATAATCAAGTAACAACAAACGTTCATGGAATTTCAGATACATCAGACCTTGTTTATACAGATGACTCTAGACTTTCAGATGAAAGAACACCAGTTAATAACTCTGTATCTACTGCAAAAATTCAGGATGCAGCAATAACAGATGTGCAGATTGCAACATCTGCCGTAACAACAAATAAGATTGATGATGATGCAGTTACAACTATTAAAATTGCGGACGCTAATGTAACAGAAGATAAAATTAACAATGGAGCAGTTACAGCAAACAAGATTGCTTCATCTGCAGTAACAGAAGGAAAGATTGGCAGTGAAGCTATTACAGCAACAAAAATTAAGGCTGGAGAAATCGCAGACTCTCATATTTCTACAAT